TCACCATTCTCATTTGTGACGTTTGGACGCTGCACAGTCGCACGGAGGCAGACTGCTCTACCCGAGTTCCCTCGTGTTCTGCGAACCATCTGCAACTGATGATGTCGGCCTGCGTCTCTCGGTTGTGGTGGCATGTTAGTCCTTGCGTATCCCCTGGAGGATTGCTATGCCGATACTTAACAGAAGGATGTACCAAGCGACAACAATCATGACATGGTGCCTAATCGCTTGACAGGGGCTTTATACATCTCACAGCCCGCAGGGAGCGTCTGAGGGAACTCTGGCAGGTCTGTCAATGGGTAGAGGCGGTAGTCCTTGATGGTGAAGCAGTCGGGGAATATCTCGTCGTTGTTGGCAATGACTTCACGGCCTGTAATCCATCCCTCAATGAGGACTCGGTTCTCTCGGACTTTGCAGAAGATGAAGTTGTGATCAGGGTTGTCCCTGGTGCGTACCTTGATGGTGGTATCGGGGTTTTCGGTTGACCGGACTTGATACTGGAGGACGTCGAATCCGTTTGTTTCTTGTTCCCAATGCCATTCCACCCCTAGCAGTTTGGCGACGGCGTATTCCCCTATGGCTCCGAACACGTCTGTCTGGAACCAGTTTTGTTCGTGGTATTTGCGGTTCGGTTGGTTGGGTCGGTCTGCTCGTTTGATTGCTAGGAGGCGACGGTTGACACCTCCATGAGCTGCTATCTGCATATCAGCATCGTTGAGGATGACGCGCACAGGGGTTCTCATTGAATCTTTGCCTGCCTGCCAAGTCGAGCAGCGATTGCATCTAGATCACGGGGACGCCAGAGGTGATATTCGATGCCTGCGTTGATGAGGCACCGTGCGTATTTTTCTTGTTCCGCGCTCAGTTTGCCTTCGGCGGTTTTGAGTTCGCAGAAGATGACTCCTCGAGATGGCACAGATGTTGAGACAAGGACGAGGTCGGGGAATCCGTTGCCGTCCGACCGCCATACCCCTGGACGAGGTGATGAGGGTGAGGCATGGAAGACAAGCCACTGCTGCATCCGCGCAAGTTTGATGACTTGGTCTTGGAATATTTTTTCGGTGACGGTCATCGGGAGTCTTTTCCCAACATGAACCCAAGCGCAAAGACGGAGAAGATGGCGATGACGAAGGTTAGGAAGTCAATCATTGGGCGAGCCTTTCCAGACGCGCAATCTCTGCCTCGAGATGTTTGCATTTGTCGCGCAATTTGTCTCGTTCTTCTGTCATGACCAGTAAGTCTGCACAAGCCTCTATAAACAATTTCGTCATGGGGTCTAAGTCGTCAGCCATTAGAACGCCTCTTCTGGTTCTTCGTGCGGTGCAGGAGCTGCATTCTTGAGAGTGTCAATGTATGCGGACGCTTCGCGCTTGGTCATGCCTTGAAGGTTTGCCGGTGGTGTTTTGCCCATTGACTTACAGACCGCGCGGATCATGTTCTGTTGTTTCTCTGACGCAAGGTTTGACGGTTCGGTGATGTGAGTGTCTCCCGACATTCTCGATACTTTTGACATCTCTTCGCGCGACGGGCGTTTCGTCCAATCAGTCGAGGAGGCAAAGTCGCAATCGGCTAAGGCTCGCCCGATGGCACTCGTACAGGCATTCTCAATGTGACTGGTTTTGTTCACGTTGTTTGACCCGCGCATTTCCTCGGCAAAGTCTGTCGCAACGGGGCGGTCGTCTTCACGGTCAACATAAATGTCGGCCTGGACGATTACGCGGTCACCTTCAAATGTGAGAAGTTTTGTGATGACTCGTCCTTCGGGGTGTTTCTCCCAGAAGCGAGCAAGACGCGAGGCGACTGGTTCGTAGTCTTCAATGCTCATGATGGGTTCTCGACAATCCATTCAATGACTTGGCGAAGTTCGTCGTTGTTGTTGCTCATGCTCGGATGGCGTAGGCGTTCTGTTGCGTTGCGCATTGTCATGATCAGAGCGATTGCCTGACTGACGGTTGAGCCTTCTTCGAAGCGCATTTCTCCGTCGAGTTTGACTGACAGATTCATTAGACGCGCAATGATTTCGTCGGTTGTTAATTCCATGATGTTTCCCTCATCTTTCGTTATTTGCTTTTACGGACAGTAGCGCATCCGCGCTTCCATCTTGCAACATCCTTGTATCGCGATTTGCAGATGAACGCTTGTAACGATTTCTGCCCTTTGACGCATCCCCATCCCCACGGCCCAACGCGCCAAACTTTGGTGCCGTCTGGGTTGATGTGGCTTTTGAATGCGATTGCGTCTGCGACTTTGACTTGTTCCGCAGGGGTCTTGCCTTTTGCGCTCAAGGAGTCTGACCAGCGTTGCCAGGTGCCTCGGTAAATGCCAAGTCCTCCGGTATAGGAGCGCGTTGAGTGTTTCCAATTTCCACCAGTTTCACAACGGGCTAGTCCGTCGTAGTAAGCGTCTGGCAGGACGCCGTGGTATTTCTCGTGCAGGTCGCGCTGTGCAGCTGCGGTTGCGGGCGAGGCGGTGAATGTTGCGGTGATGAGGGCGATTGCCATGATTCTCTTAATCAACCTGTTCTACTTCTGTAATCGAAGCAAACGTCATCCAGGGAGCCTGCCGTCTGGCGACTGTGACTTTGACGATTTCTTCTGTTGCCGAATCCGTGAAGATTTGGACGAGGGTTAGTTTGTCCTTAGACCATAACGGCATATAGCCCCACGTTGGAATCATGGTCTGTTGTTCATTATCTTGATGAAGAGCCAACATGAGACCCATCCCATAATGAAACTGTATATAAATTGTGTATCGGTCATAGCGGTTTCCCTTCGCTGTTTGTGTTTGGATGTTGTAACACAGACAAGGGTCTAGGTGGCGGATTCGACCTCGGAACCAATGAGGGAAACGCAGTTAGTCCCGAGGTCTAGCGCGAGGAGAATAACATCCTCGAGCGATTTAAGGCTTAGGCAATGCCCGCCATGCGGCTTCAAATGCTTCCGCAGTTTGGTTAGCCATCTCAAAATGAAGCCAATTTGGGTTGCCTTCGTATGAGCCTGCGTTGTCGTCGGCGGTGTAGATCTTGACGCCTGCCTTGCCTTCACCTCGAGAGCATCGGTAGCCCGCGCCGTAGGTGCCGTAGGCGTACCAGTGAAGTTCGCACAATCCGAGGGCTTTTGAGTTGGCGAGGAACCAGTCCCAAATGATTCGGGCTTGTGCTTCGTCTTTGTATTGAATATCAGCTGCGTATCCGGTGGCATGAACTGAGAGTCCCGCTCCGTTGCGCATTGCACGATTGGCGTATGTGCCGAGGCTTTTGGTTCCCCAACGCTTTCCGCAAAGTTCAACAAGTTTTGCCGTCACGGGTTGCGTTTGTTTGCCGTCCCAAGATGGGTAGTACGGGTACGGGCGGTTGCTCATACTGGCGGGTCTTTTGGTTTGTCTTTAAGGCCGTTACCAGCGAGAAGACCAATAAGTCCACCAGCGAGAGTCATGAGCATCGGGGAAAGGATTGCCCAAGCCTCGGAGTCGTTCGGGGCTTGCTCGGTTGGTTGCACAACAAAGAGAAGTCCGTATAAAAGAGCAACAATGGAAAATAGAAACGCGCTTGACAGGCATATGCCTACGACAAGAATAAGTCGTGCTTTGATTTCTTCGTTGCTAAGTCGGTTTTCTAGTTTCATTTGCATTTGCTTTCTAAAAAGCCTGTGGCTTTTGTTGTCTGACAGTTGTGGCGTACTTGTTCTGAGCAGGCCGTGAGCGATGTCAAAAAGACCAATAGAATCAAGCTATTCTTCATCTTTTGGCAGCAGTTCTATTTCTTCTGGTGTCAATGGGCGAGTAATGGTTTCGCCTGTTGTTGCATCGTGAAAAGTGCCTTGTGGAGTTGTCATGGTTTATGCCTTTCTGTATCCGTAAACGGTAATGGTGCCGCCAGTCATGGTTCCTGCACTTGGCAAAATTGTAAACGCCGTATATGAAGTTGTGTTTTGCAAAAGACCAACAGCAGGCCCACCGTCAGTGTTGCTTGCTTCAAACGAAAGCGTTCTAGTATTTTTTGCTAAAAACGGGCTCATGACGTCAAGATGGCCGTCGTACCCTGACGCGTCGCCATTGCCTGCGTAACGAATTTCTGTTGCTGCGCTTGCGCCTTCTGCACTTGGGGTGTTGTTCCATGAGCCATAAAGCAGTTGCCATTTGTAACCACTGGCAGTAGCGCCGAGCCTTAGATACAACTGTGCAGTTGTTGAAAGTGCGCCACCAGTCATTTTGATTAGATAATTGTCGTAATCTGCGCTAAACGCACCAGACACCGTGACGCTTGAAACGGCTGTACCTACAGTTGTGCTGCTGATGTACGTTAGACCACTGTTAATGTTGTTGTTCAAATAAGCAGAAGTCAGGATTTGCCCTGAAACTGTTGGTGTACTGACTGTCATGTTGTGTCTCCTTTAGAAACTGAGAAGGTTATTGTTGAGCGTTCCGAAGATGCTGTCGTTGAGGGTTAGGTACTGATTTCCATCCGTACTTTCAAAAGTGTACGAAACAATATGACTTCCTGGAACGATTCGATGTTCAATTCCTGAAGTGATCAAAGTTTGCGATTCCGATGATGGAGTGCCAGTTGAATAATCCTTTTGCACGGTCACAATTGAAGTGAGGTCGATTGCGAAGATGATTGACCATTGCGCCGAGGTAAGAGCTGCTAGTTCGCACGAGACGCCAGTGAAACGAACGACGGGGTCTTTGTATTTGCCGAGAAGATACGCGGTGAGTCCTGCGACTTCTGTGGTTGTTGAGTTGAGCAAATTCAGAAGGTTGTAGTTCTGAGCCTGATACAACGCAATTGAGTTTGCATCTGATGAGGTTTGCGCGGCTCCGGCGGGGCTTTGGCCGACTATGTAGTTATATAAAAGCTCCGACCCAAACTGGTTGACAAGACTCATATACGGGATGCCTGTCCCGTTTGTGGTGAACGACGCTCCTGAAACAGGGTTCAGAACGCTCGACCTGCCCTTGAAGGTAAGACTTCCGTCGGCTGCGGTAAAGAGATAGCCCTGCTCGGAGGTGTTGACCTGCTGAAGATAGTTGAGGCAGTTTGTGTCCTGAGCGACCGCGTAAGCCCCCAAAGTGGAGGTTCCTGTACCAATAGACCTTGAGCCTTGATAGTTGATTTCTGGGCGGTCTAAGACCGTGTTGACACGAGCTGACGAGGACTCTGCGGACGGGGTGAAAGCGTTTAGTTGCTGATTAGCCAAAGTGCCGAAAGCGTCAACGCATCGGGCGACCATTCTGCCCTGATTGGCGTTTTGGTAGTCAAGGTTCCAGTCCTCAACAAAGCCTGTGTAGATCGGCGTCCCGTTGGCGTAAATGATGATGGGCGAGCGAGGCAGGACATACGGGTAGTAGATCGAGGACGTGTTGAGGGGGTCAAGGATTCTTGAGTTGTTGTTGAAGACGACTTGTGCGGTGCCTGCGTTGAACTGATCTAGTTGGCGGTTGCGTCCGCGTCTGATGTTGACCGACAGAACAAGTGACGTGAGGTCGGCGTATGCGGTGCCTCCCAAAGTTCCGCGTCCAGCGGTGTCAAGAACGCCATAGAAGGCGTCGTCAAGTTGGAAGGGTGTACCGAATCCTGTGGTCGTCTGGAACCCGACGAGGACTTGGTATGTGGGGACGGTCATTAGAAGGTGACCGCCGGTGCGAAGACGACGCCTGAGTCGCGTTGCGCTGCCAAGATTGCGTCGATGATGTCTTGCCCAATGGTTGCGGGAGATGAGACAAGTCCTGCGTCGAGGTTGATAGTGAGGTTACTGAATGGCCCAATTCCGGCGATGCCTGCTTGCTCAAATCCTCCTGCGTTGCCTGACGTGTTGTCAAAGATTGAATCTGGAGCTTTAACTGTTTTAGATGGTACTGGTGGGATGGTTGCAGGCGCTCCACCAGCTGCGCCGGAAATAGTTGATCCGGCAAACATTGCTTCGGCTTGTTGCGTTGAGACAGGACGATTTGACATTGGGTTTTGCGCCGTTAACTGGTCAAAAGTTGGCAGACCTTTTATTTTATAATTGCCTAATTCGCCTGTGCGAAGAAAGTTAATAACTGATAGCGGAATGGCAAGTGCGTTCATGATGCCGTTAACCAGTCCAGCAATTGAATTGTAAATTTTGCCAAACGTGTTAATCATGCCGTTGGCGTCTGTGCCGAGAATAGTGATTTCTTTTCCAAGTTGGTTTACTCCACCAGCAGCGCCTTTAAGACCAAAAGCTTCAGCGATTCGAACTGCTGATTCTCCAAGTTTGGTCAAGATGGGAAGGACCTTGTATCCGATTGACTCTTGAAGTTCGCCGAGAGTGATTTTAAGACGAGCGACAACGCCTTCGTAGGTTGCTGCCTTTTCCGCTGCGGAACCGCCAAAACGATCCTCAAGCATTCCCTGGACTTTTTCAAAACCTGCTGCCTTTAATGTTGCAGCGTCATAGCCGACGCCAAGTTTTGCGAGCGCACCGAAGGAACCCTCCTGGGCTTTTGCAAGCGCATTTGCTGTTGTCTCAACCGATTTTCCTGTGCTCGCCGAAAGGTCTAGACTTAAATTGAGGAGGTCTTGGGCTTTCGTGACGTCGCCTGTTGCCCTGACTAGACGCCCAAGTGCCGGACGAAGATTGTCGTCGGCGACACCTGTTGCCCTCTGAGTTTTGTCTACAAATTCTTCTAAGCCTTTAATCTGCAAGTCCGATGCGGTCGTGCTTGCCTTGATTGCGTTAGCAAGTTCAACCTGTGCTGCTTGGTCTTCTGCTGCTGCTTGTGCTGCCTTGAACAGAACTGCTCCTGCGGCTGCTGCACTTGCGCCCAACGCTGCGAATCCAATGACGGCAAGTTTGGCTGCTTGTTGTGCTGCAAAGCCGACCTTCTCAGTTCCGGACTCCAAATTCTTAAATTCGTTAAGGGCGGATTTGATTCCTTTTCCGTCAAATTCGGTAATGATTGGAATTGCAAGTGCCATTAGTCAAGTTCCTTCTGTACGAGTCTCATCGCTTCTTTAGACGCTTGAAGCATCTCGCGCTCAATTTCTTTGCGCTTGCGAAACACGGCAGGCCCAAGGTTGCGCGTATGGTTTGGCGCAGGGATGTCGCCAAGATTGTTGCCAAGACTATTTGATGTTTTGCGTCCAGCGGCTTCCCAAATTGCAGCGCCAGCGTTGGTCTGCTGAATGTAGATCAACGAAGTTGCCTCACGGCTTGCGTCAACTTTTAACTTGACGCCTGACATTGCTCGAGCAAGCGAAAACGGAAACTTTTTGCTTCCGTTCTGTGTCCAGTTGCGAGCCATGCCTGACAGATACTCGCGTTGGTATCCGCGCTTTACTTCGTCTATGGCGGGCTGTGCAATGGCGGTCTGGTCTTTTACAAACTGCTTGCGAAGTCCAGGCTCAACTTTGTTCAACGAACGAATGGTTTCCTTGAGTCCTGTGACCTGGATTGTCGTGTTCGTTGTCATCTTCTTGGTTGTTTCTTTTGTTCTTGCAACACGTCAACAACCGTGAACAGGTCGTCCGTGTCGAATGGGATGTCGGGTGTCCAGTATCCAGTCGCGACAAGAACCTCCGCTAGTGAGCGTCGGAAACTGCCGCTTCTGTAAAACTTGCTGACTCCTCCGAGATGACGTCAATTGACTTGGTCTTCTTGATGAAGTCGTCAAAAGCAAGCGGAGTTGTGATTCCCGCAGCTCGAGCAGATTCAAATGCAAAGAATGCAAGGTCTTCTGCGCCGATGCCGTTGCCGAGACTAGATGCCTGTCGTTTGAATTTGCGTTCCCATGCGACGACAACGAATAGATTCGTTTCGACTTCATATGGGTCGCCTTCAATCGGTGTTACTTGTAATCGGATTTTCATTGTTTCCCTCTTCTATTTTCTAGACGATATCTCGTGCCCATGTGCCGTTAGAAAACGAAATTGTGGCAACGGCAAGGGTGCCAATCGACGACATGATGACAGGTGCTGCGTCAAGTGTTGCCGTCGTAATCGTATATTCCGGATTGCTTGCTGACTCTGTGGTTCCTGATGGAGACACAACGATTGTGCACGAACCAGCAGCGATGATTGCAGCCAAAAGTGTTTCAATTTCTCCAACGCCGTAAGAAAGATAAAGCGACAGATTGACCGAGACGCTCTGCAATCCCTTAACTGCCTGTCGGCCGGTATCAGAGAGCGAGGTGCTTTCAAGAAGCTCGTAGCCCACAAGAACCTCACATGAGGAAAGTTGATCGGATACGTCGTAAACGGTTCCACCCGTGGGGGTGATGTTGCAGGTTGCACCTGACAGGAATGTTGCTGTTGCCATTGGTGGCTCCTTAGTTTCTACGCACGGCTATTGCCACCGTGAGATCGTATGTGGGTATATCTTGCCCGCCGTAGTTTGCATTGCCTGGACGGGCGTCTGTAACTGCGATGGGCGAGTTCATGATTGTGTCAACTGTTGACATGAGGTAATCGCCTGAGTCCTGGTTGCCTGGAGGAGCTGCCAAGACTCGGACGGGAATGCGAAAGTCGCCGACGTTGTATGTGAACGAGGTCATGACGGGGAGTTCAATCATGACTGACATTGGGCGCGCGTTTCGGGGATCTGTGACGGGTTTGAGACCGAGCACGGTGAGTTGTGTTTTGATTGCGTTGACTGCATCGACGAGGATTCCTGTGGCAGCCATTATGCGACCTGTGGTCTTCCGCAGCCAATGAGAGCCATGATGCGTCCCATTGTTGACGGGATAAGTATTGACGACATTGAGTCAAAGGAGGCAAATGAGTCTGCTGATCCGCGTTCGCGGTAAAGAGTGGCTGCGTACATGATTGTGCCGAGTTTGACGTCGGCACCTGGCACGGTTGTTTGCGAGTCTGTGTAGCCCGCTTCGCGACGCTTGCGATAGATGTAGTTGTTGGCAGCGTTGACACAGACGGTGATGAAGGCGGTGTCGTTGGCGGTTGCAACGTCGATGCCTAGCCATGAGGTGACATCAGCTGCGTTAATCCATGAAACGGATGGAGTGAAGGTGACTGTGCCGGTGGCGGTGTCTCGAGGGAAGTCTGTCCCCGCGTTGACATAAAGAAACTGGTAGAGACGAATTACATCGGAGTCAAAGAGAAGGTCGCCCTCATCTGAGACCCCAATGAACTCGAAGTCTTGTGTTGAAACAATTGTTGCGGTTGCAGAGAATCCGTGTTGTGCGCCTGCAATAACAACGGAGTCTCCAACTTGGATTCCTGTCTCAACGAAGGTCTGAAGGACGGCGTACCCATCGAGGCGCGTATGAAACGCGAGATCGTAAGTAGCCATCGTTCAGTCCCTGTCGTGTCTCGGGCTTACGCCTGAGGGATCTTCATGAATTGGTTGGCGTCAATCATCTTCGGTGCGAAGTATCCGCGGAAGGCAATTGTGCGAGACAATGTGCTTGGGTTGTCCAGGCTGATTGCGCCCTTCTGCTGTTCGTAGCAACGGAAGGCACCAGTTGCAGCTGCGCCAACGATTGTTGTCTTTGCTGCGAAGTTGGTGTCAACAACAAGACGAAGACCGAACACAACTGACTCGCGAGAGCCTGGATTCATTGAACCGAATGCGTTCATTGGGCCGACTTGTGGGAACAATGGACGGTCTGCGGTGTCGCTGAGTTGTCCAAGTTGTGCGAACACGTCTGGTGAAACAAACAGATGATCTGGAAGGTAATAACCGTTGCTCAAGATGGTTGTTGCGCAAGCGTAAACTTTTGCAATCCAGTCAGCAGGGTCAGTCGGTGCGACGTTGCCGGTTGTCTGTGAAGTACCTGCAAGAAGCGCGTCAGCGGCTGCGTTGTCGGTGGCTAGGGCGTATTTTTTCCCCATGTCCTCGAGGAGTCCGTTGAGAACTTCTGGCGAACTCCAGTCGATTGAAGCTTCAGAAACTTCAACGTATCCGCCGTAGATGTCCTTGGTGATTTGGATGTCGTCAACAATGAACTGTCCAGCGGTGATTGTGGTGTTCTGTGTCTGTGGGCCACCAATTGAGGTATGGGTCGTAATTTTTGGAACGATGAAAACCTTGCCTGATTGGGGCATCTGGCGAGCACCGATTGCATCCACGACAGGGCGCAGACCCTGAATCCCAGAATAGATAGGAGCCAAAATTGGCAATGGCATGATGCCATCAAGATCGGCAGTGGTCACATCTGGAGCAGCTGCGCGGATGCGAGCGTTGAACTCGGCAGCGATTGCGCCACCTTGCATCTGTGCTGAGATCCATTCGCCAGCGGAAGGAAGTTTGAACTCTTTCTTTGCCGAAGCGAAGATTGGTGATGTTGGGATGGCGTCGGGCGCGGAGGCTTCGACTTGGGTTTCTTGTGACATTGTTTCCTCCTGGAGACTTGTGTCGGGTTGGGGTTCGGTTACTTCTTCTTCAACCTCTTCTGGGTCGTGTTCTGAAGCAGCGATTTGTTCAATGACTGCGTCGGCAAATGCCGGAACGCTGACGACTGAAAGTTCTTGTAAATCAGCAGATGAGACAATCATGACGCCGTTCTTGTCGTACTTGAATTTTTTGGGTACTGCACCAACGGAGACTGAGTCGTATGCGGACATCTGAATTAGTTCAACAACGTCGTCGGCTGCTTTTGAACGGGCAAACAATGCAGTGAATCCAAGACCGTTGTCAAGGTCGATGAGTTCGTTGACGATGCCGATGGGGCGTCCGTCGTGGTTTTCAAGAAGTCGCGCGGGTTTGGCATTCAAGTCAAAGGCTCCGCGCTTGAACATAACTTTCTCGCCACCTGAAACAGTTGCGACGGTGTCCCACGGGACGGCAATTCCGGTGATGGTGCGCGGGGCATCTTCTCCAGCTGCTGCGTCAAGAGTGACGGGGACGGCGGTGAACTTGATCATGAAGGCATCTCCTGAAGGTCGGGAACTTGTGGTTCAACTAGAACGTCGTGCATGTCGCCAATGGCTAGAAGTTCGTCGGTGTCAAAGCAGACATATCGTCCGCGACTGACAACGTCATTCATGCTGAGACGTGAAGTAATGGCATTTGCCAGCATTTGTGCCCCGAAGAGCCATAGATCCTGACGGGCTTGCGAAGCATTTTGATAAGTCATTGACGCGCCTGGCGTCGGTGCTGAAACAAGATAAGCGGGGACTGAGCAAATACGAGAAAGGTCGAGTGCTTGATATTCGCGTTGCGCTGCGTTGACTTCAAGCGGGTCACGGTCAAACTCCACAAAGTTGACGTAATTGTTGAGTGCACCGATGACGTTTCCTTCGCGACGAGCCTGCGCCCATTGTGCAGCAAGGTCTCCAAGTTCTTCGCCAGACATTGTCTCGCCTGCTGCCGTCTGCTGAAGATAACCAGGCACGGTCTCAATGGTTGCTGCGCGGTCTGCGTACTGATCGAGGTGAGTTGCGATGCTGACGGCGCGTCGACCTGAATACATGAGACCAGTTGTCGGTGCAAGAAAGGTAATGATTTCGTTCGGGTCTAGCGGGATACCGTTGAACTCAATTTCGTCTGGCATCCCAAAGAATTGTGGGCCGACTTGCGAAGGTGTTTGAATGTTTGCGGACGGTAACCATTCGAAAGACATTGGGCGTCCGTCAGTTGCATTGCGGGAAGTTATAGCCCAGAACGCTCTACCAGTCATCCAAAGGTCTGTGACCGTGTTAGCGAGTATGAATTGGCGAGGAACTTTTGGATCAGGGTTTTCCATCCACGACTCATTGGGAACATAGATTTCTTCGTACTCTTCGCCGTTCCATTGCTTGATGTATTGACGGAACTCAAGACCTGAGATGGTCGAGGCGAGAAGGTCTCTCGCCCGCGACACAGTCGGGAGACTAAGGGCGATCTGCTCAAATGCTCCGCTTGTCCATGCATACGTCGGAGGGATGCCAGACATGCCGACTCCGGCAGCTGCTTTAACGGGCGAAGATGCAAATTCAGCGGTTGTTATTTTTCGGGAGAAGAACGCCACGGATGGAGTCTCTCACAAACTTGTTGCAAATGCAACTATCTCCCGAATGCCATTGCTGCGCGTCCTGTGTTTGACGGGCGAGAAACAAGAGCTGCTGCAACAACCAAAAGTCGAGCGGCTTCAATCGGGCCAGGGGAGCGTTGCGAACTGATCACGACTTGACCGTTGGCGCGGGCAAGGACTGCGCGGTTGACATGAGTCGCAAGAAGTTCTTCGCCTCGGTGGTAGATCCGTTTCTCGAGGATGAGCGAACGAGTTAGTCCGGTGAACTTTAAGACCTCGGCATAGCCGAAAATTTGGCGTCGCCGTTCAAGCTTCTCTGGCGTATGAAGGTCAAGGGCGGGAGAGATTGCCAGTCTGAGTTTCGGGTCGTCGTCCATTGCTTTATTTACATGAACCCACATGTCTTTAAGAGACTCTGTGGAAAACTGCACCGTGGCAATGATGTTGCCTTCCTCGGTAAGCCCGCAACGAATGCCGACATACTTTGACGAGTCACTGCTTGAGTCCACGGCAAGGACGCCACCAGCGGGACAATCAGATTCGGTGAAGAGCCTGTCCCAAACACCAGGCTGAATCCAAGCGTCCGCCGACGAGACCCACAAGTTGAGGTGCGCTCGAAGGAACGCTGCACGATCTGGAGTTTCCGCAGCTGCTTGAAGAGCCTCGAGAGTTATGGTCTGACCAAGCGCGGGGTTTGCGTACCCGTAATTTATTTCGTCATTTGGATTTGCCCCTGACGGCAGGCTCCATTCGGCAAAGTAAAGGCGGGTCTGTTTCTGTTGATCTATTGCACCAATGGCTGCTTCGCGGAGACGTTGCATTGTCTTGGAGGACTCATCGCCTGAAGTTGACCAAGAGGAAAGAAGCGGAGACTTGACTGCAATCTGTGACGGGCGAAGCGCATCAAAATAGACTTCCTGCGAGATGTCCCAAATTTCATCAGGGACGATTAGGTGGAAAGTACCGCCGTGAAGGTTTGACGTTGCAGCTCGTACTTCCCAAGTCGACCCGTTCGGCAGTTCAACTTTGTTGCGTCCGTAACTCCAAGTTACATGAGCGTCAAATTGTTCCTCAAGTACCGGAGCAAGTTGGGTAAAGATTGCAACCGCGCGATCAAGTTTGTTAGCAACGGAAAGAACCGCCACAGGCTCGCCCCTGATTACCGCCCACTCCGTCAACGCCCAACCAATCAAAGCAGTCAACGCAACCGACTTACCGTTCTGACGCGCCGTTGACACAAGAGATTCACGAAAGACAAGGTCACCGTTCTCATCGTGAGTCAACTGACCATTAAGCGCAATCTTTTGCCACTCAAACAATGTGCGACCCAAGACTCTTTCCGACCAAGCTGCGACTCGAGGCCCATAAGAACCAGAACCAATATGCAACGACTCCAAGCGGGGCGAACTTTGCCCAACCCCGAGAACCAAGTCCGCAGACGCAGGACATCGAACTGATTCGGTTTGAATCCCTTCAGATAAGAGAAAGAC